TGAGTATGAAAGCGTAAAGGAAAGTGAAGATATGTGAAGATAGGAATAAGATTTTTAGATAGAAATAAACTTCCAAATGAGAAAGAGCAGATAATAAAAGTTGTTGAGGAAATGTATGAGTTCATTAATGCAACGGGAGATGAAAACCAATTAGAAGAATTTTATGATTTGGTGCAAGCTTCATTAAATTTACTACAAATTAGAAATTTTACACTCCAAGAAATACAGGAAGCAGAACAAAAACATATAGAAAAACTTAGAAAGAGAGGGTGGAATATATGACGGTTAAAGAATACCTTAACCAGGTTAGAATGCTTGACATTAAAATAAAAAATGAATTAGAAGAACTTAACCATTTAAGAGAGTTATCTACATCTCTTGGTGGATTCTCTTTTGAAGAAAAGGTTCAAACTTCTAAGGCAACAGGAGATACTATTGGAATAGCAGTAGGAAAGATAATAGATTTACAAAGGAAAATAAATAGTGACATAGTCAAACTAAAAAAAACTAGGAATAAAATATTAGATGATATAGAAAAGGTTGAAGACATAAACTGTTATGATTTGCTATACAAGAGATATGTATTATACAAAACATGGGAGGAAATAGCAGTTGATATGAACTACTCAATTAGAAAAATATATTACCTACATGGAGAAGCATTAAAAAAAATCCAAGCTATAAAAAGTTTGCAGTAATATGCAGTATAGATAGTGCTATAATATTACTTGAAGGTTTACACAAAACCTTTTGAAATCACAATTTGTGTCAATCCTCTTGAGTATTTGAATAAGATTGGTGGGGCATTAGTCCATAATGCAATTGCATTCCTCATCATAAAATTTAAAGGCGCTGTAAAAAGTGCCAAACATGGAAAGTTGGCAGAGAGGCTGAATGCACCTGATTGCTAATCAGGCATACAATTGTCATTGTATCATAGGTTCAAATCCTATACTTTCCGCCATTTTAAAATTAAAATCCTCCCTAATTTTAAAGAACTCTAGTGATAGGGTTCTTTTTTAATGCTTACAAGCCAGTAGCAAAA